AAAATGTGCAAAACCTTCATCCTTGGAAAGTTCTGCACTTGCGTCACTACGGCACTATTACTAGTCGGCCATAGCTGCATTGTTCCATTTGAGATGCAATCAGCTACATCTTCAATGTTGTAAGTGTTATCGTATTCTAAGGCAGGTTCAAGTATTTGCTCTACTTTTTGGAAAAGCACAGCCCATAGTGGAAGTTCACCATTGAGCTTGTACTTCTCATAATCCATCAGCGCATACTTCCAGGCTTGCCATCAAAACGAATAACCCCCACTCGCCAATCACTCAAATCAATTCCCTCAATCTTGACAGCAATCTGCCGTCCAGTAATCCGCAAAGATGTGGGCGAATTCATTGAATATGGACCGTGGTTATATTCCACAGAATTGGGGTAAAACTTGGTGCTTAGACGGGCTTGGACATTACCAGCAGTCTTTTCATCAGGAATAAGCCCAGTAAGGCTCAATACCCTGTCACCAGCACCCAATTCAACAGGTCCAGACTCGGCAAACGGGATCTGGGAATCGTAGTTAAACCCAACTTCATGCTCATACAGATATCCATCTGTGGACATCATGATTGGGTTTGAGAAGATTCCACGGTCAGTACCTGAGGTACGGGCCAATGTACCGATAGCCCAATGGGTTTCACGGTAGTTGTAGGTCACGTAAGAATCCACCTCATTGGACCCAGAACTGGGGTAGAACCACCAGATCTCACCGTAAGATGAGTTGTGTACGCAGTAGACCTTGGAGGACTGAGTGTGGTTCATGTTGGAGAACACATAGTCACCAACGTCAGAAGGCAGTGGTTTCACAAAGCCATCGTACACCCAGAATCCTGATCCAGACATCCAGATACAGGCGTTATCAGTAGCAGCAACAGCTTGCTTGGAGATAACCCCGCAACCCGTACCAACACGCTCAAAACTGTAAATGAATGGTGGGCCAATGTAAGTGGCTGTGTGGACATCTACGTCTGTAAACAAGATGGTAGATCCACGAATCCGCTTGGCACACATCAAGGAGCCAATGGTTGTCAGTTCAAAGTCACCAGCCTGGTTTGTAGCAGCAGGGGTCCACAGAGTATTGTTCTCTTGGTCGCACCACTGAACCTTACGGGGATTACCACCAGCACCCAAAGCAAAGACAAATCGCTCTTGAGTAACGATCAGACCTGTGCAACTAGTTGGTGCGTTAGTAATAGGAGCAGCATCAGACGATGTGTTCAACTGCCACTCAAGCAACCTGCCATCCTTAGAGGAACAAGCCACCAGATACTGACCAAAGGTGTCCATGCTCCAAGTGGTAGCAGGGGTGTACTGACCAAGATCAGGACGGGCAACACCGTAGGCAGAACTGCCATAAGTGCCGTATCCGTAACCAATCTTCAGAACAGCATTGGGATCACCAGCAACCAAGTCATTTGGAGAGATGTCAAAGACAGTACCAGCCTCATTCATTATGTACAAATGAGTGTGTGTACCAATAGCGATACGTCTGTTGTTGTTGTTGTCACGCCAGTTAATCAGGCCACGAGACAAACCACTTAGCTGAGTAGCAGAACGCTTTCTCCAGCCACCAACAGGACGCAAAGTACCCTCGTACCACCGAACTAGGTTGGCATCGTTCCAGCGCCCTTTAGATTGGTATTCAGTACCGTTCTTGTAGACACCTGCGGGTATTGGGAGTGGGATGTAGGCCATGATGTTTTACTGGTTAGGCAAGTTAGACACAAACGTCATGGTAGCAATTGCTGATGGTATTGCTGGCCTTGTGGGGCTTGTGCTTGCAGGATATGCCTCAAGGCTAACATCAAGACTAGAAACTCGTCCAACAATCTCAATGTAGTCACCCGCTGACAGGCTTTCAAAGAAGTTTAACGCTGCAACGATGTGAGATGGGTCACCACTGGATTTACGAGCAACAATGTGGAAACGACTATTGGAGTTTGGAATGTTGACACCGTTCTTGCGAAACCAGATATCAAAATCCTGACCATCGTTACTGACGTTCTTGATTTGCAAGGAAAACTGCAAGTTCCAAATACCATCTACAGCAACCGTAATCCTAGAATCACTGGTGATACTGACACCGTTTGAAAAGTCTGTAATCGGGAAGAAAACAGGATAAGCAACCGTGGTGCTGAGAGCAGCTTGGTCAGTATCGTTGTGAAACGCTCCGTATGGGAAGTTCAGATACTTGCCACCAGAAGGGCCAATCACTGAGGTAATGACGTTTACCAGCTTGGTGAAAAACAACCTCAAGATGCCATTGTTTTGGTTCTGGACATCCTGAGAGTAAACAGCACCAGACAAGCCCAAAGAAGGCAGGGCAGGGCTGTCTAGTTGTTGTTTTACGTTAGCCATCAAATACCAAAGACTTTCTTGACGAACTCGGCAGCAACACCAGGCCCAAGCAAGACAGCAGCGATCACTGCATAAAGCAGATACTCAATCTTTGCCATGCGCTTAGATCCTGATTCAAAGCTTTTCTGGATGCCCTCATAACGCTGAGCGCAAACGGCTTCATGGGTGGTCAATCTGGCCTCCGTTGCATCAATTTGATCTGCCATCACTCACCTCATGGAGCCACGGGCCAGTCAATATTCCAAGGGAAGCCGGATTGAGCAGTCACATCACGCAATACTTGGCGATATGCAGCCCATGCAGCTTTGTCAACAGGAGCGTCAGCCACCTGAGTCCAATCGCTGTCCTTCAGTTTCTCACCACGTTGAGTGCGTACAGACTTGGCTTGTTCAGCGTCTTTCTGGGCCTTGTAAGCAGCTTCCTGTTCAGCAGCCGAGGATTCCTCGGTATCTGTAAAGGTAGGGCCAAGGATGTGCTTGGTGTACCACTTGCCATCAATCTGCTCAACACCGCTAGGCATAGAGAATTGATAGACCGTGCCGCCAGTAGCTTGTGGACCTTCAAAAACCACATCAGCACCCAAAGCCTCTAGGACTTCAGGAGTTGTTATATCCCATGATGGGCCACCATTGGCTTTGATGTGTGTACGGAACTCTGCCTCGTACATTACTTGTCCGTCTTGTGTTCTGATTTGCATGATTGTTCCTTATGCGATTGCCAAGAAGATGTAGGAGCCACCTGACGCATTGATAGCCGCTGGCGCTGTGCTGCTGATCTCAAAACCTGTTGACGCAGTGTCAATGTAGTCGGTGTTGGTAACTTCAGCCGCTGTGCTGTTGAGCAGCAGGTAAGGATCGTTGCCAGCCACAATGCCACGGGCAGAGTCCCAGACGTACCAAGGATCTACATCATCTGTGCGCTTGATAAGAACGAACCTTGCGCCACCTGTGAAGCCGCAGTTGATTTGCTGAGTTGTTCCTGTACCTGTGTAGTTTCCCACTTTGCTAACACCAAGGCAGGAAGCAAAGAGGTAGGCAACATAAGTTCCCGCTGAACTATTTACTTCAGCGGCTGTGCCAACAGTAAATACGCTACTTGTAGGAGAAGTGTTGTTCCAAAATGCCGAGCTTGAATAGTTGTAACCCTGCTCATTTAACAACAAGTATTTTGTGTTCCCAAGCGCTGCGCTGTAAACAATCCAGTCAGATGCGCCATTTCTACGGCGCACAATCATGAACTCAGGTACTGCTGCTAAGTTATGCGCCACAGTCCTGTTGGCTCCCGTCCCTGTAAAGCAACAAACATCCATGAAGCCGGGGGCGCGTCTGAAGTTCCAGTAAGCGGTTGGCGCACTATCTTGATAGCTTCCTGTTTGGAATCCTGTGTTATCCCAATATCGAGTCAGGCCAGTAACATCGGACGCTTCGGCTGCTGTGGAGTTTGTCTTTAAATTTGGAGACGCTGCATCAGCAGCAGTGGTAATAACACCACGCAGCCTATCCATTACAAATGTGTTGTGAACACCATTTCTTTCAACGCTAAATTGAAAATCAACTGGAAAATTTGTGGTGTTTTTTGTCCCTGTTGTGTTGTTGAGCGCAAGAGGCGCAAACACACTCGTACCAGTTGTAGGCACTGCCATTGGTCCACGGCGTATGGCTATGTAGATGTAGGTGTCGCCAGAGAAGTTAACTTCGGAGTCGTTTGAACTTAAGTTAAATCCCGTTGCTTGCAGTGCGAAAAAGTTTTCAAAGCCTCCTTCAGCACCAGAAGAATTGGCAATAAGGTATTGCGTATTTCCAGTAACAGGGGTCCCCCTCATGTTGTCCATAACAAGCCAACTGCCAACCCCGCCAGATGCTCGTTTAATCAAAATCCACTGAGGCTCGTAACCGAGGGTCACAGTTGGGCCGTTTGTTGATCCATTACCCGTATAACTCCCACACGAAATCACATTGTCCGTACCCGTCAGGCCAAAGCCTCCGGCGTTGTGGGCGAATAGGTAGGCGACGTAGGTAACGCCATTGGTGTTCAGTGACGAATCCATCAGCCTTGGATAAAACTCAGTGGATGTGGCAAACCTAGTCATCGGGTCACCGTATGGATTCATTGCATCCGTAAGGTTTAAAGAGCCGTAAACAGCATCAGTTCCGTTGTTTCTGTGTGTTACCCACCAATCGCCTGTAGTGCTGGTTGCTTTAATAATGATGCATCCAGGTACTGAGGCTAAGTTATGGTTGATGGTTCTTGTTGTGGCTCCATCCCCCGTATACGTCACCACATCAAAGAACTTCGGCGCTTTTGCCCAAGTCCAAGCAACGTCTGTAAAAGTATTTCCGTTAAAACGACTTTGGTCTCCAATAGTAAAACCATCGGAATTAAATGATGTTAAAGAATTGGAAACTGTTTCTTGGGCAGACGTTTGATTGGACACCAACCAGTTAGTTGCACCACGATTTGTATCAAACAAATAATGGTTGTAAGCGTTGTTTCGTGTTTTCCACCAAACCATTCCTCCTTTGCCAGCCAAATCAATTCCGTTAGTAATTGTTTGACTTCCAGAGCCTGTGCCAGTTGTTAGCCATGTAGAGAAATAATCCTCTATATATTTTGGTACGACAGGCACACCCCCTCCGAATGCATCGTAGGAAGCAGCCCCGCTAGTTTGTTGTAAAGGCATTGTTATTCCTTGCTTTTGCAGTTGTCCATGTGCCACTTCGCCAAGTTTCCACCACTTGCCATTATCCCGCAGTGTGGACATTGTTCTTTGCGC